TCTGGTACTAATGCATACTTTATTGACAGCGGCGCAAGCGCGATCTTTCAGGGTTCAATAGTTAAGTGCGACAATGGCGGAGAAATCGTCATTAGTTCTGCTACTGCGGACACTGAAGCTCCTCTTGGCGTTTTTGCTGGATGTGAGTATGTATCCTCAACCACAGGTAAAAAAGTCTTTTCAAACACATGGCCTGGGTCAGGTGCGGACACGAACTTCGACATTATCGGATTTGTGTACGATAACCCGATGCAGCGTTACATAATTGCGACAGACGCTACATTTACCAACAGAGCTACTGCAATCGCTGCGATTTTTGAAAATTCTCAGTTAGACAGTGGCGCAAGTGGTAGCACAACCACAGGCATTTCCAGTGCAAAGATGGATGTCGCAACTCTTGATTCATCAAATGCTTCTCTTCCTTTGAAGATTGTTGGCATTCAAGAGGATGTTGACAACGAAGACTTCGCTGCTGCTGGCATTTCTATGATTGTGATGCTTAATAATCACGCACTGCTTCAGGCTGATTCTGAAGCGGCAATTTCGTAAGGGAGTGTAAGTAATGGCTATTTCTAGAGCACAACTCGCCAAAGAACTAGAGCCTGGTCTTAACGCTCTGTTCGGCATGGAATACGGTCGCTACGAAGGCCAGCATTCTGAAATCTTTGACACCGAGTCATCAGACCGGGCGTTTGAAGAAGAAGTAATGCTGTCAGGCTTCGGCGCGGCTCCCGTGAAAAATGAAGGTACAGGCGTATCATTTGATGATGCGAATGAAGCATACACTGCTCGTTACAACCACGAGACAGTGGCAATGGCCTTCTCAATCACTGAAGAAGCTGTGGAAGACAATCTGTATGATCGTCTGGCTTCACGCTATACTCGTGCACTTGCACGTTCTATGGCACACACCAAGCAGGTAAAAGCTGCGGCTATCCTGAACAACGCATTTACTGCTGGCGCATCTGCTGGTGGTGACGGTGTTGCTCTGTGTGACGCATCACACCCGCTGACAAATGGTGGCACATTTGCTAACGAACCATCAACTGCTGCTGATTTGAACGAAACTTCTTTGGAAGACGCTCTAATCAACATCGCTGGTTTCGTTGACGAGCGTGGCCTAATCATTGCTCTTCGTGGTATGAAGTTAATTGTTCCACGTCAGCTTCAGTTTGTTGCAGAGCGCCTGCTTGTCTCCAATCTTCGCGTTGGTACAGCAGACAATGATGTAAACGCTATCAAGTCAATGGGCATGTTGCCTGAAGGTTATGTAGTCAACGACTACTTGACTGACAGTGATGCGTTTTTCTTGAAGACAGATGCACCAAACGGCCTCAAGCATTTTGAGCGTACAGCATTGTCAACAGCAATGGACCCAGACTTCGACACTGGTAACATGCGTTTCAAGGCTCGTGAGCGTTACAGCTTTGGCTTCTCTGATCCACGCTGCATATTCGGTTCACCCGGCGCGTAAGATTAGAAACATCTTTTTTAAAGGGCGGGTATTCACTCGCCCTTTTTTGTTGTATACTTAGGTATCCCTGACAGCCGCATGGTGCGGCTGACACTAGCCGAGACAGGAGATTAAATTGGCTAACACAACTTTTAACGGTCCCGTCCGTTCAGAAAACGGCTTTAAGGCAATCATTAAAAACGCCAACACTGGTGCGCTTACCAACGAAATGACTTTGTCTACTTACAGCACCTCAATTACAATTGCTGCAAGTGGCACAGATCATAAAGAATCATCAATTGGAATTCCGTCTAACTTCATTCCTATGGGCGTTGCTATCACAGTGACAAGTGCTGCGGCTAACAACGTAAACTTGGTTGATATTGGCACAGACGCTGACACAGATGGTTTCGTGGACGGTATCTCTGTTGCTATCAACTCAACAGGCTTCAAGGGTTTCTTCCCTTGTAACGGTGTGCTTGGCATGTCCGGTGGAACAACTACCGCTGCCACAGAAACTGCTGACGAAGTTGAAGTTGTAATTTCTGGCACAGCAGGTGCTGGCGGTGTTATTGCTCTGAAGTTCTTTGGTATTGCTTCTGATTCACCAACTGCATAATAGGAGGCTAACATGGCTGCTTCTATTACAGCAAAAACTGCTACAGCTACGGGCACATTGCTTGGTGGTCGAAACCGCTTAAAGTCTTTTGTGGTTCGTTCTGCTAGTAGTGGCTCCCCTGCGGCAGTGTTTAAAACTGGCGGTTCGGGTGGAACAACACTTTTAACCATGACATTTGTAACAGGTGACGACACTCAAATTACTATTCCTGACCACGGAATAATATTTGATGACGGGTGTCATGTTACACTGACAAATATAGACTCAATAACTGCTTTCTTCGGGTAGTCCTATGACTCGCAAAAAAAGCAAAATGCCGCCCCGTAACAAGAAAAACTTTCGTTCAACGAAAGCAGGAGCAGGCATGACTAAGGCTGGCGTGGCGGCTTACCGTCGCGCCAATCCTGGTTCTAAATTAAAAACAGCCGTTACTGGTAAAGTAAAAAAAGGTAGCAAAGACGCTAAGAGACGTAAGTCTTTCTGCGCTAGAAGTGCTGGTCAAATGAAAAAGTTTCCAAAAGCAGCTAAAAATCCAAACAGCCGCTTGAGACAAGCAAGGCGGAGATGGAAGTGTTAAACGTGAATAGTCTTATTGGTGGCGCAACGCTGGCTTTTATTGGTTGGATAGCCTTTAGTGTGGTTGATTTAAAAACTGAAACCGCTGTTATATCAGTCAAAGTAGACCAGAATCATAAGATGCTGGCTGAACTTTGGGACTATTACTTACAGGAGAGGGTTAACGATGGCAATCTCGCGTGGGTCACTCGCAAGCCAGATATCCAAACCACCGCAAAAACGCAAGTGGAGTAAGAAACGTAAGGCAAAGATAAATTGCAAGCGTCCGCGTGGGTTTAGCGAAAAGGCATATTGTGCAGGTAGGAAGAAAAAGAAATGAGCAAGAAAGATGCATGCTATCACAAGGTTAAGGCAAGATATAAGGTTTTCCCGTCGGCGTACGCAAGCGGGGCCATCGCCAAGTGCAGAAAAGTCGGTGCTGCCAATTGGGGCAAGTCAACAAAGAAAGCCGATGGTGGCATACACGACCAAAAGCCCAAGCGCGCCTTCAGAGGAAAAGCCGTCAGAGGGACAGCAGTGGCGCGTGGATGTGGTGCTGTAATGAATGGTAGACGCAAAAGAACAAAGGGGGCGGTAACGCAAGCATAGATGGATCCTGTTACATTAATCGCCACCGCCACAGCTTCATATCAGGCGATTAAGAAAGGATTCGCCCTCGGCAAAGAAGTAACATCAATGTCAAAAGACATTGGTAAACTTATGGGTGCCATAGGAGCAATTAAGGAAGGACATGAGAAGGCAAAAGGTAGGCGGTTTGGTAGCGTAGAAGAGGAAGCTTTGCATACTTACGCTGCTAAGAAAAAAGCAGAAAAACTTGAGTCGGAGCTTCGTAATTTTTTAGTTGCTAATTATGGATTTGATGCTTGGAGAGATGTTTTAAAGGTACAGGGTGATATAAGAAAACAAAGGCAGATGGCACAAAGGCGAAGAGAACGCTTAATAGAAACAGTTATGGAGTGGACTTTAATCTGTGTTATTGTAGCTACACTGGTGGGGTTAGGACTTTTTATAGCATCAAATATAGTTAAAGGCTAATGGGTAGAGTATGGCGGTTAGAAAAACAAAAGCTGGTCTTAATCTCAAACGGTGGTTCAAAGAGAAGTGGACGGACCAACGCACGGGGAAACCGTGTGGGCGTCGCAAAGGTGAAAAACGGGGTACTCCATATTGTCGCCCCACTAAGAGGATTTCTAGTAAAACACCCAAAACATCCAAAGAGATGACGGCTACAGAAAAACGTAGTAGAATAGCACAGAAGAAGCGATTGGGTCAGCCTGCTGGTAAGCCACGTCGCGTTAAGTCACTAAGAAGGAAGAAGAAGTAATGGCACTAAAAGATATACCCGCAGGTAGTGAAGGCAAAGGACTTTCAATGTTACCAACCCCTGTCCGTAATAAGATGGGTTTTAAGAAAAAGGGCGGAACTGTGAAAGCAAAAGACGGTAAGTTTATGTGTGCCCCGCGCAAGGAAATGGCTGGCGCGATGCAGATGCCAAAGAAAAATGGACGTAAAAGAAGAGCTTGAACAGTGGATTGTTGAGGAACTTAGTGTTCCCGACCCAGATTTAAACAATATCTGGCCCTGTCCATACGCAAAGAAAGCTTGGTTCGAGAACCAAGTAAAGGTAATCGAAACAGAAGATAACTTCTGGGACGTTGTAAACGAAGAGATTGATAGTTTTAATGACGACCATCAGGTTGTCATTGTGGCACAGCAAGAACCGTTTTGTGAGTATCAGGACCTTGAAGTCTCATGTATGGCACTAAACAAATGGTTTGCGCAAAAAGGGATGAACATCTGGCTGTTGTCGTTTCAACACGACATAACTATGGTGTTTATACAACGGTTGTCAAAACTTGATGATGCAAGTGCAAAGTTGCTGAAAAAAGGTTATTATGACAACTATGATGATGATGACTTTGACAACTTGATAGCCGAGCGTTCGGCAAGGAGACTATACGATGCCAGGAATGATGCGTGGAAAGAAGAAGCCCATGAGAATGATGCGTGGTGGTGCAGCTAAAAAGAAGATGATGCGCGGTGGCAGCATGATGAAAAAACCAATGAAGATGAAGCGCGGCGGATCGGCTAAGAAGTAAATGGCAACTTCAGGTTCAACAGACTTCGACCTCGACGTAGCTGAGATAATCGAAGAAGCATATGAGCGGTGCGGACTTGAGGTTCGCACCGGATACGATGCCAAGACAGCACGTCGTTCTATGAACCTGATGTTCGCTGACTGGGCAAATCGTGGCCTCAACCTGTGGACGGTGAAACAGGCAACGCAAGCTTTGACACAGGGCACCGCTACTTATACGCTTGATTCCAACCACACGGATATTCTTGAGGTGTCACTTCGTCGAAGTGGCATAGATCAAGAACTTACTCGCATGTCTCGTGGTGAGTATCTTGGCATACCAAACAAAACAACAGAAGGTAAGCCAAGTCAGTATTACTATAATAGACAAAGTGCTCCGCAGATTACTTTATGGGCCACCCCGGAAAACTCTACAGACACGCTTGTGTATTACTATGTAAAGCGCATTGAAGACGTTGACACGTTAGCTAACACAACTGATGCACCGTTTCGATTCCTGCCCTGCATGGTTGCGGGTCTAGCGTATTACCTGTCAATCAAAAGAGCACCAGAGCGAGTACAACTTTTAAAATCTGTGTATGAAGAAGAGTTTCAACGTGCGGCAGATGAGGACGAGGATAGAGTACCACTGAAGTTACAGCCTAGTATTTCTTATCTTCGAGTAAACTAATGGCTAGATATGCATCTGGAAAATACGCCTACGGTATATCAGATCGTTCCGGCTTTCGCTATCGATTGTCTGAGATGATAACCGAATGGAATGGTCTTAAAGTTGGCCCAGATGAGTACGAGGCAAAACACCCACAGTTAGAACCCATATCTCCCGGTTCAGACCCACAAGCACTCTTTGAACCCAGACCAGACACAAGCACAGAGGTAGCTGGTCAAAGACTCGCAATTAAAAATCTTTTTCAATCAGGAAGCCCTGGCTCTGCTGTGATTACGGTATATGAGCCTTCTCATGGGCGAAGTACATCTGATGTAGTTATTTTTCGTAAAGTGGAGGCGTTTGATGGTTTTACTGAAGCAGCTTTGGAACAGGCTACAGGATATTCTATCACCGTTGTTGATGCGAACACCTATACGTTCACAATCAGCAGCGGAACCGCAACAGTCGGTAACACACGAGGTGGCGGTGACAATGCGACCATTGGGCCGGGAACTGCTGCAACAACAACAGCATCGACCTTTGATGCGACAAATGTTACACTCGATTCGGCAACTAAGACTTTTGACGAGGGCTAAATGGCTAAACAAACAGTAGGAATTGGTTCCACCGCAAATGACGGCACTGGTGATACTCTCCGTGCCGGGGCGGACAAGGTAAACGATAACTTTGACGAAATCTATAATGCGTTAGGTAATGGCACTACGCTAACAGATATCATTGACACAAATGGCGTTATTGACGTTAGCTCTGGCGCGAACAAAATTGTATTTTACTACGCCGCCTTGACTGACTTGCCTAGTGCATCAACTTATCACGGAGCGATTGCTCATGTTCACGCAACTGGCGGCATGTATTTTGCTCATGGCGGAAACTGGCTACGTTTAAACGATGAAGTTAGCGGCCCAACAACCACATACACAACAACCGCTGCAACTGGTTCCGCCTATACATTTTCTGGCCCCGGAGCTACCGCAGGTAACAACCCTAACTTTACGTTCTACAAGGGTCATACATATATAATTGACAACTCCAGTTACGTTGGTGCTCATCCTTTACAAATAAGAACCAGTTCTGGTGGGTCCGCGTTTACAACAGGAGTCACAGAGAACTTCAACAGTGTTACCGGAGTGACACAATTTATTGTGCCACATGAGCCAAGCGATACTTCATTAGTATATCAGTGCACTAATCACAGCAGCATGGTTGGAAACATAACAATAGTATAGTGAGCAAATAGTATGTCGTTTACATATGGAGAATTGAAGCAAGCCATACAGGACTTTGCAGAAAACACAGAGACATCCTTTGTGACAAACTTGCCTGTGTTTGTTCGTGGTGTAGAGGATCGTATCTTTACACTTGTTGACCTTGAGTTGTTTCGTAAAAATGCAACTTCTGCGTTAACTAGCAATGATCCTTTTTTAAGTTGTCCAACTGATTATCTTGCTCCGTTTTCTTTGCAAATAACAACAGCGTCAAATAAGGTGTTTTTAGATTTTAAAGATGTTAATTTTATTCAACAATATTCAATAGACACGGTCGCAAATGCTAGACCAAAATACTATGGCATCTATGATATAGACAACTTTATTGTAAGCCCAACACCAGACAATAACTATACGGTTGAATTACATTATTACTACAGACCTACCAGCATTACCGCTGGAGCAGACTCAGGAACATCATGGTTGAGCGAGAACGCCCCTAACGCTCTTCTTTACGGCGCACT